GGGCCAGACAATGCGCCGCCGCTCGAACTCTGGTGTCTGCGGCCTGACCGGACGAAGGTGGTCCCGGGGCCAATGGGACCGGCCGGGTACACCTATTCGATCAACGGCCAGATAAAGCGATGGGACATCGACCCCGTGACCGGGGCCGGCGCCATCCTGCACATGAAATTCTTTCACCCGCTGGACGACTGGTACGGCATGTCACCCGTGGAGGCTGCCGCTTATTCGGTGGACGCTCACAACATGGCCGGCGAGTGGAACCAGGGCCTCTTGCAGAACGGGGCCAGGCCATCGGGGGCGCTGGTCTACAAGGGCCAGAACGGCGGGCCGAACACCCTCTCGGAGAAACAGTACGAAAGCCTCAAGGAACAACTAAACGGGGCCTACTCTGGCACACGAAACGCCGGCCGGCCGATGTTGCTCGAGGGAGGTTTGGAGTGGCAGGCCATGAGCCTGTCACCTTCGGAAATGGACTGGTTGCAGGGCAAGCACAACAGCGCGCGAGAAATCGCCCTGGCCTTCGGCGTCCCTCCGCAATGCCTCGGCATCCCTGGGGACAACACCTACTCGAATTATCAGGAGGCGCGGCAGGCCCTCTACCAAGACACGATCATCCCGCTTCTCGAATCGCTCTGCGATGGCCTGAACGGCTGGCTGTGTCCGCTGTTCGGTGAAGGCGTCAGGATCGTTCCGCATGTTGAAAACCTCCATGCGCTGGCCGATGTTCGGGCAAAGCGGTGGGAGGCGGTCCAGGCGGCAACGTGGATGACGACGAACGAAAAGCGCATTGCCGTTGGCATGGAGAAGCTGGATGACGAGGCGGCAGATGAGGTGTTGATCACCTCCTCGATGATCCCGCTGTCCACGGTACTGGACGAGCCGGAAGTGGACGAGATACCGCTGGTTGACGAGAACGGCAACCCGGTCGATGAGGATGGCAACCCTGTGCAAGCGGAGGAAGACGAGGATGGCAAGCCGAAGCCGGGTGACGAGGAGGAAGGGGAGGATGAGGCGGAAGACGGAGACGAGGAGGATGGCAAGCCCGCGCCGAAGCCAGGTGTAAAGCCGGGTGTAAAGCCGGGTGTAAAGCCAGGTGTAAAGCCGAAGCCAGGTGTAAAGCCGGGTGTAAAGCCGGGTGTAAAGCCAGGTGTAAAGCCGAAGCCAGGCGTGAAGCCAACCGGCAAGAGCCGCCTGGACATCCTGTTTGCCAGGGCAATCGCCGCCGAGGAAGCGAAGGAGGCAGCGGCCAATGGAAAGGGGGTGTGAGATGCGTCCACTCATGCTCCCTGTGAAGGGTCAGGTACGGGTGGCCGAGGATGGCAAGCTGCATGTGAATCTGTTCGTCAATGGGCGGCTGTCCTACGTGGCGGCATTCGACCCAGAGAAGCGGACGCTTGAAGAAATCCACGTCCCGGATGATCCGCACGACCTAATCGGAAACCCACTGGAAGGCATGGAGCGGAAGTGAGTCGGCTATCCTGCCCATGCTGCAGGTATCATCACCAGGACGGCAACGGTCGGTGCCTCCGCTGCGGAACCGAGATGGAGAATGAAGATGGCTCACCGTGTACCTTCCCGATCACAACGAGTGCGAGAAGCACGGGTCAGTCTTCGTCTCCGGGACCTGGCAATCCGCCGCCTCAAGCCACGCCTACAAGCCGAACTGATCCGCACCGTGCAGGACGCGGCAAGGTCTTACCCGGACTGGCAGGTGGCGATGACGGGACATCGCGCACGGCTGCACCGCATCCTCTCCGCGGCGATGCGGTCGGCAGGACTGGCAGCGGCCAACCGCCTACGGGCAGTCCACCGGAAGGGGTCCTCCTCAAGCGAGTACGAGGAAAAGCGCGGAGCCAGCCCAACCGAGGCTGAGATCGAGGCAGACATCCTGGCAGCCATCGACATCAGGGTTGCGAAGGCGGTTGAGGAAACCTGGAAGCTGACGACCACCCGGATCAAGAACAGCCTCAAGCGCGGAGCGGTGGCAAACGAGGGTTACATCGATGTGGCGATCAGGCTCCGCAACGAGGTGGGCAAGATGACCGCCTGGATGGCCGAGAGCATCGCCCGCACCGAGATCGGGGTGGCCGAGATGACCGCCGAGCACACCGAGATGCTGGCGACTGAGGAGACTCTGGGCATCACGATTTACAAAATATGGACATCAGCCGGGGATGATCGGGTGCGCGAAAGCCACGCGGAGGCTGACGGAGACGAGGCCAGAATGGACAAGCCGTTCACGGTTGGAGGTGCCGAAATGCTGCATCCCATGGACACGAACGGCCCGCCAGAGGAGTGGATAAACTGCCGTTGTGTGCTCAAGTATGACTACCGGCGGCAGGAGGCGTAAGCGCCCATTGCGTGCGAGCCTGGGGTGGATAAACAATGAACACCATGAACATCCTCTTTGCACCAATGCTGGAGTTCAAGCTGGACGCCACGCAGCCAGGGCGGTTCAAGGGCTACGGCTCCACCTTCGGCAATGTTGACCTGGGCAAGGACCGCTGTGTAAAGGGATGCTTTGCTCGCTCACTGGCTGAGCACGCGAAGAACGGCACCAAACCAGCCATGAACTGGATGCACGACAAGACAGAGCCGGTTGGCGACTGGATCGATGCAAACGAGGACTCCAAGGGCCTGATGCTTGAGGGTCAACTGTGGACCGGCGACCAGGAAACGGAGTGCTCGCGCAAGGCCGCGAACATGCTCCGGGGGACCGGGCCGAAAGGCCTGTCCATGGGCTACAAGACCCAGAAGTTTGGCTACGACCAGAAAACCGGCGTCCGCAGTCTGGAAGACGTTGACCTCATGGAGGTGAGCGTTGTCGGCTACGGAATGAATCCGAAAGCGGTCGTGACCCATATCAAATCTCTGTTCTCGGACGGTCTGGCTCCCACCGTGCGCGACATTGAAGAACTCCTGCGGGACGCGGGGTTCTCGGCTGCACAGGCCAAAGCGTTCATTGCCACTGGCTGGAAGGGTGTCGAGCGAGAAGCCGTACCCCAGAAGACCATGGGCGAAGAAATCCAGGAGCTCCTGCGCCTCCGCGCAATCATGCGCGGCGAGAGCGTGGATTGCTGATCCCCACCATCATCTCCCCTTAGAAAGGGACCCCGTGACCGAAATCAAAGAACTGATCGAAGGCGTCAAGTCCGATTGGGACAACTTCAAGAAATCCCATACCGATCTCCTCAAGGCCAAGGCCGAAGGCAAGAGCGTCACCGACCTGGAGGAAAAGGTCAGCAAGCTCAACGCCGCCCTGGACGAGAAGACGGCGCGCCTCGACAAGATCGAGACGGCCATCAAGCGTGCCCCTCAGGGCAACGAGGCCGAGCGCACCGACGCCAGCGAAAAGATCCTGCGGAAGGCGTTCCGCTCCTGGATGTCGAAGGGTGCCGCCGACTCCACCCTGTCGGACGCCATCATGGGCGTGCTCTCCAGCAACCCCGAGATGAAAGCGCAGTACCTCGAGGCGCATCCGGAAACCAAGGCCCTGGCCGTCAGCGATGACACCGCCGGTGGCTACATGGTCCACGCGGACCTGACCGGGCGCATCGTCAAGCGCGTGTTCGAGACTTCGCCCATCCGGCAGTTCGCCGCCGTGGCGAGCATCAGCACCGATGCCCTGGAAGGCCCCAAGGACTTCGACCAAGGCACGGCGACCTGGGTTGCGGAGCAGGGCGTGCGCGGCCAGACCACCACGCCGAAGATCGGCATGTGGCGCATCCCGACCCACGAGGTCTATGCGATGCCCGCCGCCACCCAGAAGCTCCTTGATGACGCCGCGTGGGACCCGGAAAGCTGGCTGGCCGCGAAGATCGCGGACAAGTTCGCCCGTACCGAGAACGCCGCCTTCGTCAATGGCGATGGCATCGGCAAGCCGAAGGGCTTCCTGTCCGAGGTGCTGATCAGCGATGCTTCGAACGCCAGCGCGTCCTACGACCTGTATAACCAGGACAACAAGATCGGCTACATCCCCACTGGTGTCTCCGGTGCGTTCCCGGCTGTGCCGACCACCGGCGCACCGACCGCCCAGGGAAACCCGATCATCGATCTGGTCTACGCCCTCAAGAGCCAGTACCGCGACACGGCAGGCACCGCCTTCGCCATGCACCGCACGACCTTCGGCGCGGTTCGGAAGCTCCAGGACGCCCTGGGAAACTACATCTGGCAGCCTGGGTTCGCGGGTCAGCCCGCCACCCTCTACGGCTACCCGATTGCCGAGTTCAACGACATGCCGGTGCTGGCTGCGAACAGCTTGTCGGTCGCCTTCGCCAACTGGAAGGAAGCCTATCAGATTGTGGACCGCATCGGCATCCGGGTCCTGCGTGACCCCTTCTCGAGCAAGCCGTTCATTCTGTTCTACACCACCAAGCGGGTGGGTGGCGCGACCCTCAACTTCGAAGCCATCAAGCTCTTGAAGTTCGCCGCGTCCTGAACTCTTAAGCGTTGCTTAAGAGTTCGCTGTACCCTCGGGCCGATTGGCTCGGGGGTTCAGCGTTGGAACGCTCCACCCGCCGCTGGTCCGCAAGCGCCATCGGTACTTCACAAGGCAGGCTTCCAATGCCGAACCGCTCCGAACACCGCAACTGTGTCGAAAAGTTGCTGACCCCCACGGCGACCAGCACCGGCACCGTCACCTCGGCGTCCATGGACACCAAGGGCTTTGACAGCGCCCACTTCAACCTGGCCTATGGCGCGACCGCCCCGGCCCCCACCTCGGTGACGGTCGAGGAATCGGACGACGATTCGACCTTCGCTGCGGCCCCGGCCACCAGCGTGGTCGATGATTCCGGCACCCATGCGGTCAGCAAGACCAGCCGCATCGCCTATGTCGGCAACAAGCGGTACGCCCGCGTGGTTGTCGTCCAGTCGGCCAGCACCATCCTGACCATCACTGGTCACATGGGCTACGCTGAGCAGAAGCCGACCGCCAACCCGGCCTGATCTACGGTTGACCTACCCCTGCACGCAACACACGCGCAGGGGATGGTCAACCGCAGGAGCATTCCATGACAGACCTCGATCAGCTTGGTGGCCTTCCTGTTCCGGTGGACATCCAGCCCAGCG